TGCCACCCTTTTTCTTGTGCCCATACGCTTGTAGCCTTTCCAACAAGCCTTGCCGTCAACGCCTTTTTGCTTTTCTGTTTCTACAGTCTTTTTTTTTGATTCGTACATGCTTTTTAGTTCTGCTCTAAGTTTTGCTTCTAGTGCCATAGGATTGTCACCGTCTGCTGCCTTAGGATGTGCGTTCTTTTCTTTGTTAAGTCCGCCTGCTAAATCTCTAGTCATGTATTGTGTGTCTTTGTATTCTTCTTCTGGTTCGTTTGCATAGCAATCTTCGTCAACATCTTCTTCGTCTTCGTGCGGACTTGCGTGTTCACCACAGTCACTGCAGATACCCATACCGTTTTCGTAGTTCTTTATAGGGGCGTCACAGCATGAGCTGTTTGGTCCATCGTAACGGCCTTCGCCCATATCTTCGTCTTCTGGGGCCATAATAGCCTTTAACTTGACCATTTCATCGCCTGCACTAGGAGGTCCCATTTTTGGTTCTGGCATTGGCATTGGCATAGGTGCTTTAGGAGCATCTGCTCCAGTTGCCGCTCTAATTAATCCCATTAAATCTTCTACATTTTCTTTGCCTTTGGCGTTTAGATTTACATTGATTGACACTGGTTGTCCATCATCTTGCGGTGCCATTGGTGCAGGTGCTTGCATTGGCATGTCACCACACTCTGTTGTCGCCGCATCAAAAGATTCTAAAATCTTTTTCATTTCGTTTGATTCTTGTTTTGCTGGGCCTTCAAATGTTCCATTTTCAATAGCATTTAAATTGCCTAGTAGTTTATTCATATCCATTTGTTAGCCTCCTACAACCGATTTGGTGTTTTCTTCTGTGCTGATATCTGCAGACTCTCCTTTTGGAGCACCGTCTACAGGATCAATATCTCTTTCGTTGCGAGCCTTTTCTAGTTCAGCAAGTAAACTCATTACTCTGCTAGTGCCTACTTCTTCCTGAGCTGATTCTCCGCCCATATCTTCTGTTTCTAGTTTTGTTTCATAAGGTGCATCTTCTTGACCATCTTGATATGCTTCTTGTGGCTCATTTACATTTCTTACAATTACATGTGCTTGATCAATGTTACAGCAATTACCTACATACTCACGCATAATTTGAGGTGTAGTTGGATAGTCTAGCGTTGCTTCGTAGTAAGTAATTTCAACATTGTCTAATTGTGGAAAATCTAGAGGTCTTTTTTGAATTGGTGTTTTCTTGCCTGGGGAAATAGTGCCTTTAAATTTCTGTAAGGCAGTTTCAAGTGTATCTGCAAACCCTTCTGGAATCGGTCCTGCAACACCAATTTTAAATTCATATTGTTTTTTTGCTGTTTGTATATAATTTTCTAATAACATAGTACACCTCTATACTTATTTATCCATACCCTTTAGCTTTTCTAGCAAACTGTTACGATCTGTTATAACGTAACCTTCGCCATTTACAATATCTGCACCGTCAGGGTTGGCTTCTTTATCCATTTTTTCTTTCTTAAGTTGCAACTCTACCATTTTTAATTTTTTATCTAGTTTAGCAACCTTGGCATCCAAACTTGTTTTTAACATACCGCCAGCAACTTCAAAAATTCTACCGCTATAACGACTTTCAACATTCATGCCTAAGTCCATTAAATCTTCGTATGCTTGTGTTGCTTTTTCTGCTACATCATTAAGTTCTTTATCTGCCATTTCTCCCAAACCTTTAACAGCAGGAAGTGCCGCAGTAATTTTATCAAATTCTGCAATACGATCAAATGTATCTTCTTGAGTCTTTAACTCTTGTTTTGCTTTTTCTTTATTTTTAGATTTTTCTTCATCAATTAATTCTTTTGAATCAGGTAAATCTAAAAGTTCTTCTAACTTCTTAGTCATAACACTTGTATTTAGCGTCTACTGCCTTGGTGGAAAATATCTTTCTCAGTCACTATTCTAAACTTAATACCTTTTTGTTTAGCCCAGGCATTTGCCGCTTCCCATTTTGCTTGATTTAAAATCCAATGAGCTTGATTTGCTCTACTTCTACCAGTCTTTTCTTTTACCGCTTGATTTTCTGGTTTAACTTCTATTACTTCTACATGATTTTTGCCATTTTTATCTGTATACTGTATAAAGAAATCAGGAACATAAATTGTTTGTTTTCCTGATAAAGGGTTTCTATATGGAATTTGTATTGCTTCACTTGCCCATCTGCTTATACTAGGAGATTCATCACAAAATTTCATAAATGCAAACTCCCAACTTGATCTGTATGTAGGCTGTTTAGTACCAACATATTTGTCAGGGTTTTTTAGATTAAATTTTCCTTGGGCAAAACGTGACATTATACAATGATGTTTCTTGCTTCTGTACGTTCAACGATATCTTCAATTTTAAATCCAATAGTACTAATTTTTTCTCTATTGTAATTCATAATTTCAGTTACAACAACACTTAGTTGTAATTCGTTCAAACCTTTTAATGTATCAAGGATTTCAAAAACTTTAATACCGTCTAGTTTGGCTTGTTGCATAATTACAGTGCCAACTGCAATGGCAGCCGATTCGTCAAAGTCTCTTTTACTAAAAAATCCAATTACAGCATCAACTTCATTGCTTGGAAAAGATAAAGGTTTATTAAAATAATTTGTAAATGCAAGTTTTGTTTTATCTGCACTATCTGTTGATTTAGACTTAGGTAGGTTTAATTTTGTTACTGCTTCGTTCGCTTCCATTAGTTAAACTCTCCATTTTTTGCTCCTGATACTGCCGCATCTCTCTGATCTTGTTTAACACCTTCAGGTAAACTGTCCCAGGCCGCATTAATTGCATCCGGAGTTGCATCCCCGCCTGCGGCAATGTGTGCCTTTTTAAATGTAGTGGCTTTGGCTAGATCATCTTGTGCATTTCTATTACCTAACAATCCGCCACTTACGTCTGACCAGCTTTTTCCACTTAGCAATCCGCCGAGTGCAACAGTTCCTCCTGCTATTGCAAGGTTTTTCAAAGCACCGCTTCCGCTTCCTTTTGAAAATGCTGTATTTGCAACCCCACTTACATCGATGCCAGCCGCACTTCCGATTACATCTTTAAGAATACCAAATCCTTCTTGACGCAACCCATCACTTGATAAGTTGCCGCCTGCTCTAATTACATTGCTGGCTTTCAACACAGTGCCAAGTAAGTTGCTAGGATTTGCAAATGCGTTACCACTTGTAATATCTGACAGAACATCAAGGCCGCCTTCTAGTACGCCGCCTGCACCCATTAGACTTGTTACGCCGCCACCTTTTAAACTAATCGGACTTGGTGTTTTATCATAATGGTCAGTGGCAAACCCTGCTGGAGCAGATCCTTCAGATACAGGTCCTCTAGTATAAAACACTGCTTCATATGCAATTTGGCAAGTGTTTGATACTGGATCACTTAACGATTGATCCATAGTATCATGTTGCCATTGTGTAATAATAGGGTTAACTAAAACAAATGCTGTATAACGTTTTCTTGACATTTGATAAATTATAATACTATCAAAAAACGGTTTAAAACTGTCGTTATCAAAACCAAATCTTAATTGGTTATTTTCAGGACTAGAAAAAGCACTACCTCTATTATAAGGTGAGGTTTCATTTGAAGGTGCTTTAAATGCCGGAACGTTTGCAACAGGCTTTCCTGCCGCGTCAACTTGAGCATAGTTACCATCTCTATAATAATACCTGTAATATGCTTCCCACATAGCGGTAGTAATACCAAAGTTATCGTCATGGAAAACACACGTAATTGGTTGGTAATCAATTCTTTGTTGTACTACACGCTTTTTATTATATTGATGTCTTGTTTGAGTTTCAACTTGAAACGATGGTAAATCAATTGACTTAACAAGCATGTTAAGTTCGTTACTGTGCTTTTCTCTTAGTTGAGGAATAGTTCTAGATGCTTCTCTATTAATATTAAAATTTACATGATAGAGAAATTTTGATTTAGGTGCAAGCCTAAATGCGTCATCTACGTATAGTCTAGCACCGTGTTGAAAATCCCCTAAGTTTCCTTTTGGGTTTCCTGCACCACTTGCTAAATTATCTAAGAATCCTTTTAATATGCTCATACTGTATTTAGCACATTAGATTATGTACGCAGATAAAAAAAAGGGCGAGAAAAAATCGCCCTTCCTTATTAAGGTAAAGTCAGTTATTAAACAGCACCGCCACCAGTTGATAGAGTATTAATTGTTCTACCTACTGCTGTACCAATACCAGTACCTTGTGGTGTTTGGATTGCGTTGTCGTATCTAATTGACATTTGGATTTGTACAGGTTCAGAACTGTTATATGCTAACTGTTGGTAGTTTACGTTTTCTACGTAAGCACCATATAGCTCAAACGTTTCTAAAACACTAACATCATTTGCTCCGTTGCCACCATCTAGTATTTCAATACGTGCTACAAATTTGTAATCTGCACCACTTGCCGCACTAGATTGTTCAAAGAAATCAAATTGTTTCTGAATCTGTTCGCCGACTAACTTCTGAACTCCGCCAGTTACATCGTCTCTTACGTTTAACGTAATAGGTTCCCAAGTATGCTTACCAGCATAGTTAACTTTTGAGTTATAAACATGTAGTTCCATGTTTTCAAAAGTTAAATTAGGACGAGTAACGTCAATAACTTGTTTAGTTATTTCAGTGCTTGGTGAACTGACGCCAAAGTTTTCTAAAGTAACGCGGAAGCGATACTGTAGTTTTGGCATCAACAAGCCCTGACTGGAACTAGAAGCACTGCTGTCCAAAGGCACTGTTAATTTTGATAATGTTGAAATTGCCATTTATTTGCTCCTGTTAAATATATTTATCCATTAAAGGCCTGCTATTTCACCGGTGTTTTTCAAGCGTAGCGGAATGTAAATAAATTCAACTGCTTTCACTGGCTCAATCGCAATATCTACATAAAGCTCGTTACGATCAATTCTATTTGGCGTGTTGTTTGATTCATCACACACAACTAGGAAGTCATAAAGTGCTCTCTGTCCCACAAGTTCTAATAGTAAACTATCGACCTGCTGTTTGATTTCATCTCTTGTAATCTTATCGTTTGGTTCAAACACATAAGGTTTAGCAAGTTTGTTAAGTTGACTACGTAAGTAGATAACCAAACGTGCAACGTTAATTCTATCTAGTGAACTAGCGTTTCTAGCACGAGTTTTCTGACCGTAGTTAACAAGTCCTGCACCTTGTAAGAATGTTACAGGGTTAACATTGTTTGAGTACAATGTATCACGCTGTCCTTCATTAAGTGCAACACTTACAAATTCGCCCTCAGCATCAATGTAACCTGCCGCTGAAGCATTAGTAATACCACCGCGTCTTGTACCTGCTGGTGCAAACCATGGATAACTAACTTGATCACTTAGTGCCATTGTTCTTAAGATACCGTGTGATGCTGGAACAACAATGTTGTTACCTGCGTTATCACTAGTATATAAGCTCGGATAGAACACACCTAAGTATTCATCTCTTGACACAAGCCCTTCGTCGTTGTCTTCAACTGCTAAATTAACGTTAGTTGCCCATTCGTTAATTGATGTTGCATCTGGTGTTAGTCTAAATGGACTATCGCCAACGATAAATGCAGTTAAGCCTCTGTCGTTGTTTAGTGCAATCATTTCACCAATTAGTTCTGGATAACCTGGACATGCCATTACGTTAAACAATCTTGATTCATCATCGCGAATTTCTTGATTACTGTTAACCAATGCTTGTAGTCCTTGTACAACAACTTTACGCTGTGCCTTGCGACCAAATGTACCTGCACCGTTTTCTTGGTTAGCTGATTCAGTAACCCAACGGTGTGGATAGTAGCCATCCATTGATTCGTCGTTAAAGCGACCATTATCATTTGCTTTATCAATGTAGTTACGAACAAACTTCTTAACATTAAAGCCGCTACGTCTTAGATTCCAAAGCAACATACCTTTTGGATATAGTGCTGGATCTGGAGCATCTGGGTCTAAGAAGTTACTAGTAAGTAACGCATCAATGTCTGCCATTTTATCGCTAGTAGCACCACTTGATCCCCAACGTGCATCAGCAAATAAAATACCGTCTTCAGTAGTTTGGTCACCTGTGTCTAACAAATTCCATTTTGCTGTTGTAGCATTGTACTTGTAAATTGTTGGATAGTTTTCGATGTCCGAAGTATCAATCCAAATGTCGCCTGTTTTTAGTGCAGTGCCATCTGATTGACCATCAGGCTCAGTTGCACTAACAATAGGACCTGCAGGATCAGTTTGTTCTGCTTCGTCTGCATCGTAGAATGGGCTAGTAGTATCTAAGTAACCTACCCATGTGCTACCATTATGAATCATAAGGTCTACCTCGTCAACAATTGAGTTATACCAAAGTTGTCCATCTGTCGCTAGTGCAGTTGGAGCATCTTCACTTGCTGTGTAAGAAAGTACTTTCCACTGTGTAGCAACAAAATCATTTGCTGTGTCACCTGCTGGTGCCGCATACAAATTAGGTGTACCGTTGTTAGCATCAACATATGCCGCAAAGCCGATATCGCCTAGTATGCCATCAGTGTCAAGTAATCTAAAGTCACCTGCTTGTGCATGACTAATAACAACTTTGTTTTGTGCGTTAACTGTTGCACTTACATGCTCAAAGTCGCCGCCGTTGATTGCTTCTGCGATTGCTTCAGCGTCTACTGTTGCGTCAGTACCACCAATAGTAACGCTTACAGTAATTGCCGCTTTTAATGCCGCTTCGCCTGTGTCACTTTCTTGAATGCTAATTTGGTATGAACCTGCTCCAAGTCCTGTTGTAACAACATTACTTGTAATTGAAGTAGGACCAGTTCCAACTCTGCTAAACAATTTAAAATCAAACTCTGCATCTGAATCTTCGCTGACGTTATATTGTGCGTACAGTGTGCCAACTGCAAGATTCTGTCCACCGCCAGTTTTATCTAACTGTGCGAGTGCTGTTGAGTTATTTTCATAAATTGGTGCCGCGTTGTCTACCCAAAGTTTAGTAGAATCATTCCATTTCTTAACTCTTAGTTTTGCACCTAAGTTAGGATCTGTTGTTTTAAACCAAATAGATCCAGTCGGACGTGGTGCTGAGTCAGTTGACTTAAATGCTGGAATGCTAGTATGTGGACCAATGTTTAGTTCAGGTGCCCAATAACTACCTGCTGTAATTCCTAAGTCTGATAATGGAGTACCAGTGTCATTAGAAATAATAATATCAGCAGTTGAGCTGTCTGATGGTGCCCAAGAACCGTCACTGTAAAGTGCTAGTTTGCTGTTAACTTTCTTAGCAGTTACGCCTGTTACGTTTGTTACTGCATTGATGTTAGCAACAAGTGCGTCAATGTCTGCACCCATTAAAATTCTTTCATCGTTTAATTGAATTGCATCTGAAGCAGTCAATGAACTCGGAGTAGCTGTACCTTGTACTGCAATCCAGGCTTTTTTCCAAGCACTTGAACCAACTTTAACCCAAGTATTGTCACCGTTTTTATAGTACAATCTGTTAAGTGTTGTAGTAGCAACTAGTACATAGTCACCAATTGAACCAACACTAGGCTTAGGATCAGAAGTAGCATCACTGCCTACTAGTTGTGTTTTATCTGTAATGATTGTAGGAACTTTGTTAGTGAATGTTTGGCCGCCTGTTGCTGTAATAGCATTGCCGTTCCATTCAAAAAGACCTACTCTTGAAATCTGTGTGTCAAACCAAGAAGTACCATCTTCTGGATCTGCCGCAGGTGCGTCTGCAGATGCAACTAGTTGATTTGTATCAACGTCTGCTCTTACAACATATGCTCTGTTGCTTACGCCTAAGAATGAGTAAGCCGCTTGTAAACCGTATTCGTTTAACTCGCCTGCGTGAATTGGATTATTGTTGTTATCTGTTAAAAAAGTTGGATCTCCAAATAAATCCGCTAATTCTCTCTGTGAAGTAACTAGGTAAGGTTTGCCGGCGTTTGCTTTTGTAGTTGCCGTTGCTGTGCCTGTTCCAGATGAATTTGTTTTGTCTTGTGCAGACGCTACAAAAATCATTGGAGTCATTCCTGGCTCAGCCGGGGTGTAAAAACTTTCGTCTATAACACTAACCTGTACTCCTGGTGATACTAATGCCATGTGTTTTCTCCTGTACGCATAATAAGTTTATTTGCTACTGTATTTATTATCTAATCAAGAAAATACCGTTATTAGCACTTAAAAAAAGGGACCAAAAAGGTCCGTTTGATGTAAATACTTGTATGAGACCGCTTTGTAAATGCAAATTAAGGCCTTGTGCTGTTAATTACAAAAAAGGTAACAAGGTTTACTATCGATCAAAATGCGAAGTTTGTCTCTATCACAAGTCTACAGTTTCGCCTTTGTGGAAACAAGCAGGATACACAAAAAAAGATTCTTGTGAAAAATGTGGATTTACTAGTCAGCACACAGAACAGTTTGATGTGTTTCACATTGATGGTGATTTAACAAATTGTAGATATTCAAACTTAAAAACAGTATGTGCTAACTGTCAGCGTATCATGCAGAAAGAAGGTGTAAGGTGGAAGCAAGGCGATCTTGTACCTGACCATTAAGAGCATCTAGATCACTATCATTATAAATCACTTGATTAAAATCTGTTTGAGCCCATTCCCATTCTGAGCGATGCACGTCTTGAGGCTCAACACCAATGTCTTGATACATCCTAAACCAAACAGGATCTGCTCCTCTTTTTACAACCCATACTTGACCGTTAAGTTTTTTCACCATTTCGACTTCGTTTTTAAAACGTACATCTGGAATGACAAAGTTAACTGTAGGATTGTTTAGGATTTCTTGTTTTACAAGACTTACCCAAATGTTATCACTAAATCCATTACGCATACACTCAGTACCAAACTCTTGTAGTACTAGTCGTGGAGTAATTGTACGGCCTGTTTCTTTAGTCCAAAAATCATCTTGGGTTTCACGCCACTCTCTTGATTCAACTGTTTCACCTTCTAGCATATCTCTATCCCACCCAAACACAGATGCAACTCCGTCTTTGAGTTTATCAGCAAAACTAATTTTTTTGAAGTTGTGTTTTTCAACTAGAGTGTCTGCGACAGTTCCTTTGCCGCTACCAATTAAACCGCAAATACCAATAATCATTAAGATTCCTTTGTAAAATAAAATATATTATATGATATTTTATTACAAATGTCAACCATATTTTTTTATGCTAAATTGATTCAAAACTTTTTCTTGTTTTCCTATTAAACTTTCTAACGATTCCCAAACTCCAAAAGGAGTTTCTGCATTAATAATGTTCAAAGAGTTGTTAGTGTTATGTTTATTAGGTATGTCAACAATTAAGTTATCTTTATAATAAATTTTTATTGTGCCGTGCATATTGGATACGTGTTTTTGAAAAACTACATTAACAAACTTTTTCCAGCTGTTATCCTCCTCATGCCAATCATCGGTTACAGGTGTATAGGATTGACTATGATATCTAAGTACGAACTTAGTTTTCAGTTGCTGTGTAGGATTTAATAAAAATTCTGGAGGACAATGTTCGTCGTGTGCAATTATACAGTCTACAGTTTGATTTTGCATGTGGCCATAAATTAACCGCTGATTGCCAGGATTAACAAACAAGGACTGTGTATGTGGTATACTTTCAAAATAAGTACATGAAACTGGTACTTTAATTTTCGAACTGTAATGTAAAGCTACAAATACTTTAGCAGGATAGGACCAATCCTTATTAGAAGAATACCATTTAGAATATCTGTCTTCTAAATATTCTTTTATAAGTTTATGTGATGTATCAATTTGTCCGGTTTGTACAAATAGTTTAGCCAATGGTAAATCCGTAACCTACGCCGCCTGGCACATTCATAGAAATGTCTACTTCTAATTTTTCCATTTCTGCTTGTGCTTCTGCTTTTAGTGCATCGCCGTTGAGGGCTGATCCACCTTGTGGTCCTGCGATAGTTGCGAATTTAGATCTTGCCTCGCCTAACATATACTTGCATTTAGCCAATGCATAGTCTTTAATCCATTGTTTGGCAAGATAGTCATCAAACAACTGAGAGTCAGGACGATAATTGTAAACATATAAAAGCAGTTCTTCTTCTGCTCTTGGACGTTGTAATATTGTTAGTTTTTTAGTAGTAGTATTCCAGTTAAATTCAATAAATGAACCAAACATGCGTCCTACTAGTTCTTGATAACTTGCAAACGCATTATAAGTTGCAAGTCCGCCCATGTTTGAACTTGACAGCAAATATGTATTAGTGTATGCCATATTAAATGGTTCAAACACAGTGCCGCCATCGCCGCCGCCTGTGCGTGATCCAATTGAGCGTCTAAAAATCTTTCTTACTTCGATAACTTCATTTGGCAAAATATATTCATTTTGGTCAATAATAGTTGGCATAAACAAATAACTTTCTTCAACAGAGTTATCTGATCTTTGACGGAACTTGTTTAGTGCATTATCGATAGCAGTTTCATAGTGTATTGGATCTAATTCAACATCAACCATGCCGCCGCCGAGCATTGCGTAGATGTAATCTGTTATTTCTTTTTTCTGTGTTTGTAAGTCAGCCATATGAAGTCTCCATAGTATTTATCATACGAATAAATACATGTGTTATGCCGAGAATAAGTTTATATAAACCAGAAAAAGGAAATGACTATAATTTCCTAGACAAGCAGATAACCGAGATGTTTACTGTAGGAGGTACAGATGTATTTCTACACAAGTATCTTGGTCCTACCAATCCAAGTGATGCAGATGCTACTGCCGCTACGCCTCAGTATGATGCTGTTAAAGAAACAAACATTCAGGACATGCTATTTTTAGAAAATAGAGATAGAAAATATGATCCTGACATTTATCAAATTAGAGGCATCTATAATGTACAAGATATAGATTTTGATCTTAGTCAATTTGGTTTATTTTTACAAAATGATACACTGTTTATGACAGTTCCTATCAATTATACTGTAAAAACAATCGGTAGAAAAATTATGCCAGGCGATGTAATTGAATTGCCACACCTTGTAGACGAACATGCACTTAATGATTATAGTGTAGCACTTAAAAGATTTTATGTAGTCGAAGATGTAAACAGAGCCGCAGAAGGTTTCAGTCAAACATGGTGGCCGCATCTTTATAGATTAAAATTAAAACAAATAGTAGACTCGCAAGAATTTAAAGATATTTTAGACTTGCCGGCAGAAGAAGGAAGCAGTCAAACATTGCGTGATGTGCTTTCAACATACGAACAAGAAATGCAAATTAATGATGCTGTTCTCGATCAAGCAGAAGCAGATGCTCCTAAGAGTGGATACGACACATCGCACTACTTTACATTACAAGTAGACGACAATGGCAAAACCGAGCTTGTAGATACAGATGCAGACGGTGTTGGTGATACAATGGCACCACCAGAAAGGACTGGTTATAGTGGTTACTTGTTAGGTGATGGTATACCTCCAAATGGAAATGCGTTTGGACATGGAATAACATTTCCTACTCAAAATGAAGAAGGTGATTATTTCTTAAGGACAGATTTTATGCCAAATAGATTGTTTAGATACAACGGTGAAAGTTGGATTAAGATGGAAGATAGTGTGCGTCATACGTTATCTAACACTAATACAAGAAGCAACTTGAAAGGTACATTTATTAATAACACAAACTCTAGCGACATTGGCGGAGACACTGTTGAAGAAAGACAGAGCTTATCAGATGCATTGAAACCTAAGGCGGATAACTAATGCAACACTTTTACGACGGACAAATTAGACGCTACATTACTCAAGTTATTCGGTTAATGAGTAACTTCTCTTACAAAGACGGTGATGGTGATTTAAAACAAGTTCCAGTAATGTATGGCGACATGACTCGACAAGTTGCTAATATTATTCGTGACAACTCGGAAAACAAAATACCAAGTGCTCCTAGAATATCTGTGTTCATTACAGGACTAGAAATGGATAGAAGTAGAACAAGTGATGCTACATTTGTCGACAAAATGTTTATTAGAGAACGTGCCTACGATGACGATAACCAAGAATATTTAAACACACAAGGTAAAAATTACACGGTCGAAAGACTTATGCCTACACCTTATATTTTAAAAGTGCAGGCTGATATTTGGTCAACAAATACTGAGCAAAAACTACAAATACTAGAACAGATACTAATGTTGTTTAATCCAAGTTTAGAAATACAAACAACAGACAACTACATTGATTGGACCAGTTTAACTGTAGTTAACTTGGACGATGTAACATTTAGTTCAAGAAGCATACCTGTAGGTGTTGACAGTGATATTGATGTTGCTAACTTAGTATTTTCAACACCAATTTATATTTCACCGCCAGTTAAAGTTAAAAAACTTGGTGTTATTACAAATGTTGTAATGAGCATATTCGACGAGTCAAGAGGCAATATTGACCTCGGAAAGGCATTCCCACAGTTAAACACTTATGCTTCTGAGATACCTGGAACAGACGGAGATTGGGGTATGGGCACTGACAGTCTTAACTTGCAAGTTAGCATGGGCAATGGATCTAGTGATGTAAGTACAGGATACGAAAGTTACGACTTAATTGTGTTAAATGGTTCTGCTCAACTTGCCGCACAAGGCAGGGTTGGTGTCGATAGATGGATAGATTTGTTTGATGCAATGCCAGGTACGTATCAAGCAGGCGTTACCCAAATTCAGCTTAAAAGAAATGATTTAGACTCGAGCGTAAATGCAACAGTAGCAATAAATGAGTTAGATGACACAAAACTAGTATTAAATTACGACCAAGATACTATTCCTACTAGCACAGTAATAGTAGGTCCAGAAACAACTAGTGGCAATATTGATAAGATTATTGATCCGTTAAAATACAATCCCACCGACGATAAAACGCCAGGCTTTAGGTTATTGCTATTAGGGCCAATTGGTGACGAAGGTAATGCTGATGGACCAGATGCTTGGAAGGGACCAAGCAATATAGACTTCCATGCAGACGAAAATGATATCATTGAATGGGACGGAACCGAGTGGCAAATCATCTTTGATGCTAGTGCGGCAGATGATTCTAGCACAACATATGTAACTAACCTCAATACAGGAATACAATATAAGTTTGTAAACGGTAGTTGGATACTTTCATTTGAAGGCGAATACCGAAACGGCACCTGGAGAATAGTATTCTAAAATAAGTATTTGCATGACAGATACTATTTCTTGTAGCGGTGGGTTATTCTACTGCATCGAAACTAAAAGATTTTTGCTACTACATAGAACAAATCCTCGGACACCGGTTTGGGGACTAGTAGGCGGCACAGGTAATCAAGACGAAACACCCTGGACTACTCTTCAACGTGAAATTGAGGAGGAAATTGGTCCTTTGCCTGACATTAAAAAGACTATACCGCTCGAAACGTTTGTATCCAATGATGAAAAGTTTTTATTCTACACTTACCTTATAGTAACTTCAAAAGAATTTATTCCTGCCCTCAACGATGAGCATGACGGGTATGCATGGGTAAGTTTTGGTAAATGGCCAAAGCCTTTACACAACGGATTAAAGAACACATTACAAAACAAAGCAAACCAACAAAAACTTAAAACAGTATTTGAAGTAATAGACTTACTATGATTAAAGTATACGGCGACATAATGCTCGACAGATGGATTATCGGTAATGCGTCTAGAATTAGTCCAGAGGCACCTGTTCCTGTGCTAAAAGAAAACAGCCAAGAAATAGCACCAGGAGGTGCAGCCAATCTTGCACTCAATATTGCTAGTTTAAACGGAAATATAGGAGTGTTTGGATCTATTGCATCTGATAAAGAAGGTTATAGCATAATTGATTGTTTTAAAGATTATGAAAAAATTGACTTTCAAGCATCATTAGATTCTACAATGACAACAACTAAAAATAGATTAGTTGGCCAAGGTGGTCAACATATTATGCGTTGGGATCGTGAAGAAAAATACAAGGGTGTAGAAGCATTACATAGACTTTTAAACAATTTATCTTCTGATGATTTAGTTTGCGTAAGTGATTATGCTAAAGGCACAGTGCGTAATAATACTATAGAAAAAATTCTAAAACGTAATTGTAAAGTTTTAGTTGATCCAAAACAAGGTCCAGAAGTTTATAGAAATGCATTTCTTGTTAAACCAAATATGAAGGAATATACTGAATGGTTTGGCGAATTTAGAAAAGAAATTGCACTTGTAAAATTAAAAGAGTACGGCTGGAAATATCTTATAGTTACTGACGGTGCTAATGGGTTACACGTAATCAGCGATGATATGAAGTACGAACATTACCAAGAGCCAGCACACGAAGTTGCAGATGTTACTGGTGCAGGAGACACTGTGCTTGCTGTGCTTGCATACTATATAGAACAAGGATTAGACGTATTTGAAGCGGCTAAACATGCTTGCTATGCCGCCGCAAGAGCAGTTGAACACAGAGGTGTTCATGTGGTAACACATGAAGATTTGAAGCAAGACATTGTGTTTACCAATGGTTGCTTTGATATTTTACACAAAGGACATTTAGAATTATTACAATACGCAAAAGGCCTTGGAAAACGTCTTGTAGTAGGTCTAAATAGCGATTTAAGCGTGAAAAAACTAAAAGGTAACAATAGACCTTATAACGATGAAAATACACGTTATAACAATCTTTTGTCTTTACCTTTTGTTGATGATGTGTTATTATATGATGATAATACGCCTTACGAACTAATTAAAAAGATTCAGCCTAGTATAATTGTTAAGGGCGGCGATTATACATTTGACACGGTTGTAGGCAACGATTTAGCAAATGTTGTTATATTTCCAACAGTAGAAGGATATAGCACAACAAAGACATTAGAGAATATGCATGAGTGAAAAGAAGTATAACGGAAAGATTTTAATTACAGGAGCTCGAGGATTTATTGGCCAAAACATGGTACAATATTTTCTTGCAAAAGATTATGATGTTGACGGTTTTGAATGGGTTCCTAACATTATTCCAGACGTAACTCGTTATGATTGGGTAATACACTTAGGTGCTATCTCAGACACAACAGAACAAGATGTTGACAAAGTTTGGGAACAAAACTTTGAATTCACTAGTAGACTTATTCAAGTTTGTGATCAGTTTGGAGTTAACTTACAACTTGCTAGTACCAGTGCAGTATATGGTCCCGGGTATGACGGTTTTAAAGAAAATAGTAAATGTTTACCGCAAACCCCATATGCTTGGAGCAAGTATCTAATTGATAAAAGTTTGCGTGATGTAAGTTTTGAAAACTTTACTTCTCTTGTACAGTCATTCAGATACTTCAATGTTTATGGTCCGGGTGAAGGTCACAAAGGCGATCAAATGAGTATGGTTAGTAAGTGGCAGAAACAAGCATCTCATGAAGGAAAAGTAAAGGTTTTTGAAAACAGCGATACTTTTCATAGAGATTTAATTTGTGTATATGATGTTTGTAGAATACATCATTTAATGATGAACAAAGATGTAAGTGGCATTTTTAATGTTGGAACCGGAGAAGCAAACAATCTAGAAGAAGTTGCTAATACTATTGCAAAAAAATATAATGCAGAAGTAGAAACAATCAAAATGCCTCATCATTTACAGGGTCAATATCAACCGTTTACACAAGCAGACACAGAAAAACTTTTAGAGCAGATAGGTGATCATAAGTTTTGGACAGTAGAGGAATACCTAAATGATCAAAGTGTATGACAATATTTTTTAAAAGGAACAATGATGGAACAAACACGTTTAGAAGGTAAAGTAGATAAAGGTTGGGGATACGAAATTATCTGGGCAACAAACGACAAGTATGCTGGCAAAATCTTAGTTTTTACTAAAGCAGGAAACAAGTTTAGTATGCATTTTCATAAAGAAAAAGATGAAACTTGGTTTGTTAATAATGGCAGATTTTTGCTAAAATGGATCGATACTAAAGACGCTACCTTACATAGTCAAGAACTAAAAGAAGGAGAAGTATGGCGTAATCCTCCGTTACAGCCTCATCAATTAGTTGCACTAGAAGATAATTCAAGCATTACAGAAGTAAGCACTCCTGACTCAGTTGAAGATAATTTTAGAATTATTAGAGGCGATAGCCAACCTGATCTTCCTGAAGATACCGAAGAAAATACTCAAGCGTAATATTACGCTTGAGCTTCACCCCATTTAATAATAATATTAGCGTTGACTGCCGCACCTGATGTTTTATATACGTTAATTGCTAGTACGTCCGGACCGTTCGGGAATGTACCTCTACCACCTAGTGTAGTATTTGTAAGTTCTTTCAATGTGTCCAAGTTAAGCACTGAACGTTCACCTGGTGTAGCAATGAATGAAAATACTGTTTCTCCTGGCTGTGCATATGGTGGCTGTCTAAATACAAAGTTAAACACATCACCCGCACTTACAGTACCGCTAGCCGCATTGTTAAATGCAACTCTATAATATTCAACATACTCTGATGGAATATCCGGATCACCAAATTCTAACGGACCTTCAACACTTGATACCGCAGTACCAGCTGGGAAATTAATATCACCTTGATCAGTTGGCGGATCAGCTAGTTCTGTACCTGCTTTGGCTCCTGCCGCCTCCCAACTTGCTGATGTAAAGTAAGCAAATGCTCTGTTATCTTGGTCGCCGCCAAATGCAAATGTAACATTTTGATTGTCAATCAAGTTGCTAGTTGATGTGTTACTAAATCTAACAAACACATAACTTCCTTGGTTGGTAATCTGTGTAATTGTAGTACCACCTGGGAATTTTGGATCGTCAACTTCGTCGCCTACTTCTAAGTTCTTATCTAAGAACGTTGGATAGAAGTAAGCATAGTTTCTACGTCTGTTACTTTGTCTAGTGTCCATTTGTGCATTAACAGTAGTTCTTGGAATAACTGTTGCTGTTGCAGTAGTTGATGTATCTCCTGAACTCCATACTACAGAACCACCTGATGCAACTTGAGCAAAGCTAGGCTGACCACCTTGTGCTAGGCCGCTTAGTCCCTGCCAGCCAACATCACTTGGGTTGATTGGATAGTTTTGTGGATTAAGAATACCTTCAACAACGATGCCGCCCAAGATAGTACTTCCACTGCCATCTTCTCCGTCTGATGTGATTTCCATTTCTTGCATAAGCAACTGGGCTCTGTTTAGTAGTTCACGTTCACCTAAGTCACCTACAATAGCGTTTGATACACTTGGTGCTAGACGTAGCAAGAATGCAGTTTGTCTTGTAGTTGAAATTTCTAGTCCTGTTTCTGTGTATGAGAAAATGTAACCTCTATCTTCATCAAAGTTACCATCTGTAATAAACGCAGAACCCCAGTGACTAATTAATGGAGTAATTGTATTACTTACAAGAACTACACCAGTATTCTTAAGGTGATCTGCCGCACTTCCTGCTGTATACTGTCTTAATGCACCTGCCTGGAAGTTTTGCATACTTACTCCTCTGTTTAATCCAGTTAGATTATTATTTGCGTAATCTACGCTGGTAAACTGAATTAATTCGTTATCAATATATACTGTGCCGCTACTTGGGAAGAAACGTGCATCTACTAGTGGAACAGTAGTTTGACTTGCAGTCATATTCTCACGTAGTTTACCGTTTGGTCCTTCGTTAGTAACTTCATAACGTACAGGCAAGTTACCTGAACGCATAAATGCTTCTGTGTTTACGTTTGAGTTACGCATTCTGTGTGCAAACACAAAGTTACCATCTGATCCACGTAGCATCCAGTCGATAAAACCAGCACCATACCAGCTGTATTGAATACCGATCATCTGCATATAACTAATATCAATATTGTAACCGCTCGGTCCTGAACCATCTAGTTTATCAAGATTGAATTCATCTTGTTTAACTTTTTTATCTGTTACCAAACATGTTTTGGCGGCCTGTACTGGTGTTACACCTCTAAAGTCTGGCGTTACTGTCATGCTAGTTTGACTATCAACGTGCGATACAACATGTGTCATACCTTTAATAACAATCCTATCACCTGCTGTTAGCTGATCTCTAAATCTAGTTCCTGTACCTGTAATTAGGTTACTGTCTGGGTTGATTGCTATTGTGCCTGCAATCTGTTTAGTACTTGTACGCTGTGCAACTTGAATATTTGTTCCGTCGTATTCCCAATAGATGCCGTTTTGGTCATCAAAAATACCTGAACGCACTGTTGCACCATGCCAATTAACAACAGCAACTTGTGCCGCAAACCCAATTGTTGCTTCAATTGCACCTAATCTACGTGTGCTTGTTGTTTTAAATGTTCTTTCGTTAACAATTTGTGTAACAGTGTATAGTCCATTGTAACCTTCAGTTTCGACACCAATAAGTCTTACCTTACCTCCAACTTGCATGCCGTGGTCGTTATCATCTGTAGTAACTGTGATAGTTGAACCTACTTCTGTGCCATTTGCTGTTACTGTTGCAATGTCATAACTTGGTGCAAACAACGCACCTGTGGTATACATAATACCTTTACCTGATTGATAACGAATATACTTTTTACTTTGACGAATTGCCTGTGCACCGTGTTGTGGTCCACCTGTACCTAATTGCACACCGCCGTCATACGGTCTGTGAATAAAGAATGAATCCGGTCTTAGATACAAACTAGCTAGAATTGAATCATTTCCCGAGTCGTCAATAAATCCCGGAGCTCTAGCAGGGAATCTAATAGTGTTATTGCTAGGTACCTGTGTAGCAATAAATGCACCTGCCGCCAATGCGTGATTGTTAGTTCCGCCGTCATCCGAGCTGACTGTAACAATAAATGTAGCACCTGGAACAATACCGTGTGCAGAGCTAAATGTTGCTTCTAGTGTTGCTAGTGCTTCGAATGGAATGGTTTCTCCTGCCGAAATTGGAGCAGTAGTAAATTCTGACATTGTAATTGCGTTTACAAGATTTAGACTGTCGCCTGTAATACTTGTACCTGCAACACTTACTCCGGTAATTACACCACTTGACACTGCTGTTACTGTAACAGTTGCATCATTAGCAGGCGTTGCACCACCTAAATCAGTACCTAAAACTAGAATAGTGTTACCAACATTGTAGCCTGTGCCGCCGCCGCCTACTTCAATAGTGCTATATGAACTTCCGCTTCTAGTAATATTAAATTGAGCATTTGCACCAGCGTTTGCTACGTTTGTTCCTGCTACTGCGGTAAACGAATTAGCCAATGTAGGTGCTGTACCTGCAACACTTGCCGCTGTAATATTGCCTGTAGTTCCTACAGTTGTAATTGTAATTGTAGCATCGTTTGTAGGAGTAGTTCCTCCTAATTCTGTACCTTCTACTGTAAAAGTTTGTCCTGCATGATAATCTTGACCTGCTGTATCAATTGTTACACTATAACTAACACCATCGTTTGCAATATCAAACACAGCACCTGAACCAACTAAGTCGCTACCTGATTTGCCAACAAACGATCCAGCATCAGCCGCTACTGGAAGAGAAGATACGTCAGTGCCTTCTAGTCTAAATCCTTCAATTTCGCCACTAGCACCAATATCATTAATTCTTAATACCAAATCATTAGCAGGCGAAACACCTCCCATGTCTGAACCACTACAAGTAATACTATCAGCGGTAGTATATCCTGTACCTGCCTGGCCAATATTTACACTGTAATTACCGCCACTTACTGTTACAGTAAATTGGAATCCGGTGCCTGAACCGCCTGTATATGTTAATTCTGTGCCGTCGAAGTTGTAGAGTCTATCTTCTGAAGGTGGAACACCAATACTCCAATCGCCTGTTGCAATACTTGCACCTGTAATTGAACCACTGCCGTCTACAGTGTCTACTTTAATAATACAGTCGTTGCCGCCGGTTTCAACAGATCCGTCAATGCCAGTTCCTGGTAAAACTTGACTACCTAAAATTCTAATTCTGTCACCTACTGCATAACCTGTTGTTGAGTTAGGAGAACCTAGTGTTACTGTGTCGTATGCACCGTCTAAATATGTAATGTCAAATTGTGGTAAAGAACTACCACCGTCATTGTTATTTGTTGTAGTAGGAGCCGCGTATGTAATCGCACCATCAAGTGCAGTACCACTAATAGTTGCCGCTGTAATACCACCTGTACCATCTACTGTTGTAATTGTAATTGTAGCATCGTTTGCAGGAGTAGTACCGCCAATATTATCACCAGTTACTAGAATTTGATCACCTGCTTGATAGTCACTACCTGCTTGTGAAATAGCATTAATACTGTAGACAGTTCCAGTTTTACTAATTGTAAATTCTGCGTTAACGCCTGATGCTGAATTTACAGTACCGCTAATATTAGTATATGTTTCCTGCGATCTAGTCAATGTGGTTGTAAACTCACCACTCATTGTAATAGTGCTACCTGCAATGTTTGTTACGAAAATAGCATCACCGTCTCCGTTATCTGCCGCTAAGCCTACAACAATGCCTGTAATATCATCTACTTCAAAACTTGTATCGCCAATGTTAATATCAGCAGTTGTAACTGGAACTAGTGCGTTACCGTCTGGTGTGCTTGAAACCGCAGTAACCTGCGAACCTGTAGGAATGTCAGGATAATCAATTGGTGCACCAATGTCTGGTACATCACCTGTAAATGCAAGTCTATTTTCGCCGGTGCCTGCCGCAAGTGTTAGTGTCATATCACCTGCTGTACCGTTTGATAATACAGCAATATCAGGGTTGCCAACTGCCGCTCCTGTGTAAAAGTCTGCTTTTCTTAACTGTGTATATGTTGTTGAAAGAACTTGACCGTCTACAGTTCCAACTTTTGCTTTTGCATAGAATGTAAATGTGCTGGTAGTTGGAACTGTTGTAATAACAAACGAACCTTCTGCACGTGATGCACCTACTACACTGTCTTCTAGTGCTTTAATTGTAATCGGAGTACCCGGTGTAAATCCGTGAGCACCTTGTGTAGTTACAGTAATTAAACTTGCACCAACACCATCTGATCCTGCTGAAGCATCTGTTACAACAGTTTTAACTTCTGTGTCTGTTCCTGGTATTTCATAAATTGAAGGATATCCGCGTTGCATACCAATAGCAGACCATTTAGTAGGCTGTAGTCCATACTCAAAGTCAGCGTCAAGCATTGATAGTGGAGGTGCCATACGCATACGTTCAATAGCATCTGTACCAAAGTCGTATGGTCTAATTTTTTGTTCTGCTGTTTCTACATAAATTTGTATATCGTCATCTGTGTCATGATTTTCTGTGTTGTACTTTAAATTAATTGTTACGACACCGTCGGTAGTTTGTGTGTACTTTTTAAAGTCGTCGTCAGCATCATAGTTTGCATTTGTATAATCATACTTTACAATGTAGCCGCTTGAGTCTCTTGCAATGTCTTCTGTTTTTAAACTTAAAGTTGCACCTCTGGCAGGGTCACTAAAGTTAAACAAAATTTCGTTTCGAGTGCTGTTAGTAATTAATAGAATGTCGCTTAGGTCATAGTTACCGATAAATCTAATATGTCCTAGGCCTTTATTTTCTAGTTCAGGTAATGCCGAAGTACCGCTAGTTATAGTGTCAATTACTTGTCCGCTTAAGGTGCTAATAATGCTAGGAGCATTACCTTCAGCAGTTTTACTAGAGTCAATAACTTGAGCAATCTCTGTTTGATTTGGAGATGACTGAGCAACATTGTTTAGTACATTGTTGTTGATCAAATCTCTTGTAAATTCTTTTGCTCTAATCTCAGGAAGTCTGTCGCCGTCAACTTGTGCTACTTCGCCTTCCCAATATGTTCTAGCAATTCTTTGTGTTTCTTCGTTACCGCCATAACGTAAGTCATGCAACCATGCTGTTAAGTTAAAGCCTGTGTCACGTTCACACTTTTCTTGATTATAAGTATACTCTGCGTCTGGAACAACTTCTGCAATAATTGTCGTTTTGTTATTTTGAATTGCTGTGTATGCACTGTTTAGTGCCGCACTTGCCCAACCAATATTTGGAGTAGTTCTAGTTACACCAGTTAGTGTGCTTGTACCAGTGTTAACAACATCTTCAATGATTTGTAGCAATCCTTGTAGCTCTGCTCCAACAGTTGCATTTGAATTTGCCGCACTTGTATCTTGTGTTTCTGTGTTGCCAGTTTGTGGAGTAACTGCGTTACCTTGTACAATTTCTGCAACAATTAACGATAAATGATTATAAGCCGCAACAGTTTGTGCTTTGTGCGTAGGATCAATGCCTGGGTTGTTTGCCGCATCAAAGTAGTAAAAGAATCTAGCATTATCATAAGTTGCACTATTGCCGCCATAAAGTACATCATAAGCTAAAGAGTATAATGCATACTTTACATCACGTGTACATTTATCTTCGTCATGGTCATGATCTGGATAGTTTGTATCTACCCAAGCATTAACATCGGCTGCCATAAAGTCGATGTTATTCATAATTTGATTGTGTGCCGCTTCGTCGGCCGCATCTACATTTGACGGAATAGTAAACGTTCTAGCATCTGCATTTAATCTTCCGTTTTGTGCAATATCAATAACTTCGTCAAACGCCGCATTTACTCTTTCTACTGCTAAAGTAGATGCACGAACACCACTTAAATCTGCAAGACGAGCTTTTGCGTTTACAATAGTATTAATAACAGTGTTGTTAATTTCTAGTGAATTATATTCAGCTAAGCCTTGGAAAACAGCATTATAGTTTGTACCAAGAGCCATATCGTATTGTACGCCCTCAACGATATATCCTAAGTCTCTAATACATTTTGCTCTGTTAAACAAAAAGTCTGGATTATTGTTATCTAGTTGTGCTTGGATCCAGGCTGCAACCTCGCGTTTAATAAATGCTTGGTTTTGATTTATTAAACTCCATGCGTCAGGATATCTGTTATCGTCTAGTCCAATTCCTGGTCTAAAAACGTAATTATTAATCTTTTTCTTTGCCATTACCTATTATGCTCCAAGTGCTATCGACAATGCAAGTGCTGTTGAATCAACATATGACTTAGGTGTAATGTCACCTGCATTAGTCGGCGTACCTGTGATTCTTAGACTTCCATCTATTGTTACTATTCCTTCTAGTGTTGCTCCATCTGCATTAATTATACTTGCTGTCGAGTCTGGAGCACTCACCATTTCCAAATGATAAAATTTTGCCTGTCCGGGCGTTTCTAAACCAACGTTAACATTATTAAGTTCACCAGTGGTGTCAGGATCAATTGTAATTGTTCCATTTGCTACACGAAGTTGTTGATTATTGTTATAGTTTACAAGAAGATTTGACGTTACTGTTAGACTTGCAACATTATCAAACGGGTTAGCAGTTTCGCCGCCGCCACCTGTATCACCACCGTCGTCGTCTTCCTGACCGACAAAAGGCACGCCATTAATCAAAATACTTTTTACGTCAATCCTTGGAGCAGTAATCTGTCCTAATGCATTGACTGTAAAAGTGCCGCTTTCAAAGCCATATTCTGATTTAAACGCTTTTGTTATTGCCGCCATTATCTATTCCTTATAAAGCACTAATGTCTTTAATTGTAATGTTTCCACGCATTGCACTATGAACAGTACATTGGTATGCATAGTTTCCGCTAATATTGTGTGGAATCTTCCAATAAAGTGTGCCGCTTGTTTGTCCTTGTGCGTCGGCACCTTCGCTAACTGCTCCAGTGTTAGAAACGTGTACAAGACCTGTGTTATACGCTAAACCACCACTTGTTTCAATTTGAAACGGATGACTGCTTAGTGTAGCGTCATTTAAATCAAATGCAATAGTCGTTCCACTAATTGCATAAATTGTTGGGTCTTGACTTGTACCATATTGATCAAATAAGTAACCTGTTGATCCCGATGCTTCAACCTTTAATGTAGTAATTGCAGGGTATGCAATCTGATCAATTGTCTGTGGTGCATTGGCCCAGTTTGTTCCATCGTACACAAGTACAGCACCGTCAACTGGTGATGTAATATTAGTATCTGTTAAGTTAGCAAATGTTACTCCGCCACCAGTGTAACTAATAGTAATTGTATCACCACTTACTGATGTTTCAATGTCTGTGCCGCCGGCAATAGTTAATGTATCTGTAGCATTATCTGCTGCCGCAATACCCGAATCACCATTTACAAAACTAAATGCATCTTGGTTAGCTTCACCTGAAAGTGCATCACCTACATAGTTAATTGTTAAAGTATCACCTTGTATAACTGTTGCAATATTTGTTCCGCCGGCAACAGTTAATGTATCTGTTTGTGAGTTAGCAGTAGTAGAACCAGTATCTGCTGTAAAAGTAGCAAACAAGTTTTGGCTGCCGCCTCCGCCGCTTTGATCAACAAACGCAAAGTTACCTGCACCGTCTGTTCCTAGTACCTGTCCATTAGTACCGTCGTCAATGCTTAAATCAGTTAATGCACTCGGAATAGTAGGCTTGTTTGAAAAGTTGTTCCAATTTAAGTAATATGAACCATCTTGTCCGTCAAGGGTATCAGCATCTAGTCCAGCACCGCCTGTTGTTACGTCAGTACCTGGTGCCCACTTGTTGCCGTCATATTTTAATACAGCACCAGTGAATGGCGTTACCGATTCTGTATCAACATCTGTCAAGTTATTAAGTGTTCCACCGTATGCAACTTCTGATAGCGGATCTGTGTAGTTTGGAATTGCTCCTTCACTAGCATCTAATAGTAAAGATCTCCATGCATTACTGTGTGCAACATATACACCGCCTGTTTGGTGTACATGAAGAATAGTACCATGATAGTCACCTGGTTCAATTGCATCACGTTCTGCTGTTGACGGACATAGTAAACTGATCTTATTAATTTTTCCGTCTACTGGAGGAACATCAATTTCTAAATCCGAATTGACGAGAGTTTTTACATTAACTCCGTCGCCTAATGCGTTATATAATTCGTCACTGTTTGAGTTGATCTTGGTAGCACCAGCTCTGATACTATCACCCGTACCGTCATTTGCCGCTGTACCAATATTAATAATACTTTTTGCCATTCTTTTATACCCTGTCGAAAGTCACCGTTGAATTATCAAAGGTTCCGTTAATTGTGTCGTATGTATTTATACCGCTATCATCTGTGCTGACATCAATAATTAAACTAGGCGGAGTTAGCGGATGAATTGTCTCTGCATATGTTGCATGAAAAATCAACTTTGCTCCGGTGTAACTTACGTCTGCTGGATTAACAATAACTTTACAAATACTTTTATCTACTTCTACACTTAAAGTAATAAGATCGTCATGAAGTGAAGCACGACCGTATACATTATATGATGCACGATCAGGTCTTGCTATAACATTCATTTGAATTGTTTCTTTTTGGTTAGAATCATATTCAACTGTAATCATGTAGTTAGCACTACTTACTTCGCCTACATGCCATTGGTCCATAATAGTGTTGTTGTGTACACCAATCCAATTTCCTCTAAAAGAAAAGTTGCCGCGATCAGGTAAATGAATACTATTATTGCGTCCTTTCTTAAATAGATTTGTTACAGTTTTTGACATGCTTTGACTCCTATACTGTATTTATCAACGCAACGGATTTAATGTGTTTGCAAAATCTAACAGTGTGTCGTAAACCTCAGTTTGTTTTTTCAAATCTTTGTTAGCAAATGACTTTAATTTTTCTACTGTTTCCTGTCCATGCCCTGTTTTGACTAATACGGGTCGTGCTTTCGCCTTTACAGCCGCCTTAAGATCGGATATCTTGTCACCTACATATACCCCGTTTTTCCAATCCACTCCAATTTCGTCGGCGGCTCTTTTAAACATTCCTATGTTAGGTTTGGCGTAGATATCTTCTTTTAAATTTGTTGTTGCGTAATAAAGACCGTTGATGTTTTTGCAGCCGGCTTTTCCTAATAACTCTAACATATAATTATGTATAATATCTACATCTGCAGGATCCATTAATCCTTTCATAATACCTGCTTGATTTGTAAGGATGACAACATCGTATCCCTTTTCTCTCATCATTTTAATTGCTTCTAAACTTCCTGGAATTGGTTCAAAGTCTGCCTTATTAGTTACATAGGTTCCTTTATCAATATTAATTGTTCCATCTCTATCTAATCCAACTACTGGAGTTTTAATCATCTGACCATCCTATTTTTGTTGTATTCTGTTCTATCCAGCCTAGTGTTTGTAAGTCTGTAGGCTCAGCGGTTACTAATTTTTCTTGATATTCTTCTGCAAGTTCAACTACATCATTACTTAATTTGTCTATGCCTAGATCACTTAAAATATGTTCTTCTAGATAATGTGCATGTTCAAAAGGCAATGGGTGCATCTCTGGACGAGCTCTACTAGCAAAATCTGTAACTAACGGACGACTGTGTATGTATTCTTCATCGCCTTCTGCCCAGCCAATCCAGGGCATTATTGCTGGCTTGTCCAGTTTTAAATAATCTTTATATTGGTTAAGTATGCCCGGAATATCATCATATTCTAACGGAGTATCATGATTTAAAATTTTATCTTCTTTTATAAAATCAGAAAAAGCAAAGTAAATTGTCTTGCATCCTCTTTCTTTTAGCATTGTTTTAACACTACTAATCATTGCACAGTCACGCATTGTCATATGTATTGCATCTGCCCATTGATACTGACTCTTGTATTGGAATGCATTTAGATCTAATGGCTGATCGTGTAACTGGCCTCTGTATATTCCTCCAGCCAAGTGCCAGCCGTGTCCTTCAATGAATCGATCATCTCTAAACATTCCTGTGAATTGAACTATAACTATGTCATCTTTATTAAAATGATAGATCGAATCTGCCTCCCAGATCCGTGTAAAGATGTATTGATTGCCTGCACCAAGACGACCCCAATTTTGTCCGGTGCCGGTTTGTTTTATAAGAAGATCTGCCCAAGTAGGGTAAAAGAATTGTGTTAAACTGCAACCAAATGTAAACAATCTCATCTTATTTTTCTTACCAAACTAATAAATTCTTTATGGGGAATCTTTGGAAACTTGTTGTAATCATCACTGATTGCTTCTCTAGTTAGTTTACATAAGTTTTTAATGTCATCTGGTATTAAATCATATTGTTGCTTTATTGATTCCTTGTTTAAAAGTCCTAATCCTGCAAGTACTAAAACATAGTTGTTTGCACCAAATAACTTATAACCTTCGCCGCCAAAGTCTGCTTCGATAGGCATTCTATTTTTCCAAATAGGAAGCCAGCGTTCTAAATTAGGTGGTAATGGTAAATTTTTCACTGCCTTCCAAAATTCTGTATCTTCTCTTTCTGTAACGTAATGTAATGCAATAAAGTCTCGAATGTCTAAAAGTATTTCCTCAACTTCTTTATTGTAAACATCAATTACACCATCATTGTAATTTACAATCCTGTTTACTAGCATAAAGGCTTGTTGTATACTTGTGCCAATTGATGTGGCTTCTAGTGGCTCTACAAAACTTGCACTTAGTCCAACAGCAACACAATTTCCAATCCACACACGATCCAAGCATCCGGGATCAAATTCAATATGTTTGCTTATTTCAATATCGTGTCCGAGATAGTTTTCAACTTCTGCTTTAGCTTCTTCGACAGTAATATAATTTTTGTCAAAGATATATCCGTTTCCTTTTCTCCCCCAGACAGGTATACGGAACATCCACCCTGCATCCATTGCTCTAGCAAGAGTCCACATAGGATACTCTTCCTCATCTCCTGTAGGAAATACTATAGCTGAGTTCATTTTTAGATAGTCTGAGTAACTTTGCCATTTAGCTCCAAGTTTTCCAATTAGTACTTTTTTAAAGCCAGTTGAATCAATATAAAAATCATATTTGTATTCTCTAAGACTGCTTTTTATTGTTGCAATCTCGCCATCTTCAATTTCTACATCTATAATAGTATCATCGAACACTGTAATATCAAATCTATCGGCAAGATTATGCAAGTATTCGTTTAACTTATGAGTGTTAAAGTGAAACTGTACTACTGGAAACTCTTTTAATGCTTCTTCAATGTTGTCATCAAATAGAACTTCGCTATTCCATGCTTCTGGTGATGTCATCGGAAGATCTTTTAGATATAGTTCTGCATACTGTGCAGGATATTCATGATAAGTTTTTGAATACGCACCTTCAACTGTTTGCATATAAGGGCGTTCCGACCAATTTTCAAACATGATGCCAGCTTTAAATGTTGCATCGCATGCCTTTAACATCTCGGGTTTGTCTATATCCATAAACTTTGCAAACTCATGCCAGTGTTCAGTTGAACCTTCACCCACACCGATGATACCTAACTTACTTGATTCGATAAGATCGATGTTGAAATTAGGAAAACTCTTTTTTAAAATAAGTGCAGTAACAAAGCCAGCAGTACCACCGCCAACAACACATATAGATTTTGGACACTTCATGCAGTATTTATAGGTGCCAGGACTAAGATCTACAGATATTGGTATTTGTAAATACTTTCATGCAAACAAATATTACATCAAGTCCAATTGTTTCGTGTGAAGTTGACAGATTACTAATACACAACCACGAACAAACTAAGATTAAACTTTTAAATCTAATCGAAGACATTTATAAAAGTAATATTAATTACAATACAGAACATCATGCCGAGCTTTGGCAAAGTCCGCCTGGGTTGCAAACAGTTACAAGTTTCGAAATGTTTTGCGAAAGTCCTGAAATGAGAACTTACTCAGAACTTTTAATTAACAGATACAAGATTAAGCCAACTCATACTATAGCAGTAACCAATTTATGGGTAAGTATTACTCCGCCAGGTAGTTTAAAGATGCCTAAGCGTTACACAAACGCTATTGCAACCGGCACTTACTTTCTACAGACACCAAATGAAAACGCAAGTATAAATTTTAAAAAACCTATTCCGCAAGAATGGTACAAAAAAGTAGAAGACCCGTTTAATAGAACAGAATGGAATAGTATTGAAACACAATTAGCAATGGAAGAAGGGTACATGTATATATGGCCTAGTTACTTAGAAACATATACTACAACAAATGTATCTAATAATTCAAGAATTTCAATTGACTTTACATTAGATGTGGTGCATAAATGAATATAGATAAATTATTTGAAGAAAATAACAAAAATCATTTTAGTTTTGTAACACTGTTTACAAAAAACGTAAACAGGTTATTGAAAGATTAT